CATACCGGGTACGCCATCGGAGGCGGCCCTATGTATACCAGCATTGATGGCCGCGTCGAGGGTATCGTCGTCTAGGCTGGTTTGAATTAGATGTGCAATAGCCGCGTTAATGCACTCGTCCAGGAGGGAGTTATCCGGGCTGCTCTGGATGAGCTGGGCAATAGCGGCATTGATGCATTCGTCCAAGAAGGAATCGTCTGGGCTGTTTTGAATTACTTGGGCAATAGCCGCGTTAATACATTCGTCTAGATAAGAATTGTCGGGGCTATTATTTATTAATTGCGCTATTGACGCATTAATGCACTCATCCAAATACGAATCATCCGAACTGTTCTGAATCAACTGGGCAATAGCGGCGTTGATACAACGGTCGAGTTGGGCCGTTTCGACTGTACCAACAGCACCCAACCCAAGAGTACTCTTGAGATGGGTGCGTAATTCTGAAAGCTGGTAGCCGACCACTATTGAGCGGCGTTAGTTCCGCCGTCTTTAGGTGCAATAGCTTGGTCAATGAATGTGCCAAGCTGGACGTCAGGAGCGGCGGCTCCGCCACGCCACGCTAGATAAATAAGACGAGCGCGTTCGAGAACGGCTTGATCCTGTTCATCAGTCATGTCGGTGGTATCGCCGTCTAAGACCATTGGATAGGTAACTGGTTGTACGATCTCGCCTTGCTTACCAAGACCGAGACGTTGCTTAAGGGCTGTCCTTAAAGCTGAAAGAGTCATGCCTGCCATGTTTAATGAGGGGTTAGAGTTGAGGGGTTAGGGGCTCCTCCGAAGAGGAACCCCAAGTAATTAATCGTTAAGAAGTAGCGAGGTCGGAAATTCCGCCTACAGTAACAAACGAACGACGTCCGCCATCAACAGACCAGCAACGCTTGTACTGAACTCTGTCGAAGACTTGAGGAATGAGTGGGTGCTTCTGAGTGCCACCTACTTTCTGGACAAAACCCAAAGAGGTTTCAGAGACTCCGCCACCTGCGACTACGTTAAGGCGCAAAGAGTTAGAGTTGATTCCGATAAGAGGATATTGGGTTGAACGGTCATCACCGCCTCCACCCGTATCGGTGTAATCGAAGTCCCAAACTACGTCGGCATCCAAGTAACGGCTCCAATCAATCATTGAACCCGCAAAGGGAATCTGACTGGTGGTACCGAGGTTGGCTAGAACGCCATCATTAATTTGGCTCTTAGCACGAAGAAGATCAAGAAATACTTCGTAAATGCCTTGAGTAGTCATGAACAGGTCAGGACGTTCCATCTCGCTAAAAGAAGCGTTTAGGATTGCCTTCTGTACATCTTCAAGTAACTTGTCACACTTACCGGAATCGCCAGCACTACCGAAACGAGTAGGGTTCCAATGTGGGTGGTCGCCACCATCCAATCCGCCGAATACAGCGTAGTTGTTAGTACCGGCTTCAGCACCAGCATCTACTGCTACTTGCTGATAAGGGTTAACTACACCTGCAAGAGAGGCAGGAAGATAGCTTTCATTCCAGGAAGTACCAGCAGTATCGTTTTCACCGGTGAAATTACCGGCGCCGTGACATACTTCGGTTCCAGTTCCAGTTTCTTCACCCCGAACGAAGATATTCTCTTCTGAGTTCAAGATGTCCATCATGTTAACCTTCATCACGTTAGAAACGTAAGGAATCAAGTTACCTGCGGGCATGGCTTGTGGGAAGTTGATGTTTCTAGTAGCCGCATAAAGCATGAACTGAGCATACTTCATGTGCTCCTGAGCATCAGAACCCAAGTTATTATTACTATCTCCGGTTGCAGGAGTTAAGTCTGCACCATCGTAGTAAGTAGTAGATTCACCTGATCCGTACAAGACGGGGTGCTTGAGCTTTTCTGCGTCATTGACGACGAAGATACGGCCCTTCGAGGAAATATGCTTAAGGAATTTCTCGCCGCTCTCGTTAACGAGATTGGCCATATCCGTAGTCATCGTGTCTAGCGCAATGGTAGACAGCGTGTTAATGGTCTGAGTATAGGAAGTCATAAGACTAGGTGCGGCCCCTGAAGCCGCGAATTACAGGGAGAGGTTAGGAATTCTTAGTAGCCTCTACCATCGCCGCCTGCACCTGTTGATCAATGGTCAAACCTGTCGTCGAGCCCGGCGAGTTCAACTGGATGGAACCGTCCGCATAAACGGAGGAGCCTTCTGGTATGGACTTGCTGAGACCTGAGGATGGACCTTGGGCAGACTCGTCGGACTGAGTTCCCGCGCCAGCTAGTTGGACTAGCATACGCACGTTCTGCTCGCCATTGAGAATGCCGGGAGTTACTACTCCGGCTTCGGCGGCTTGAGCATAGTAAGAACTAACCTTATCGTATTCTTCCGAGCCGACCTGAATACCATTCTTCGCTAAATTCTTAACGAAGTTGTCACGGGCCTCCTCGCGTCGTTGAGATTCTACAGCGTTAGCCTGCAAAATGTCCTCGACCTGAGTACGGGTTAAGTATTTACCATTCTCGAGGTCCTGGGCCTTCGTGGTTTCCCACTTGGTTTTGGCATCGTTGATGGATCTACTAATATAAGAGTCAACTCTCGCACGGGAATCCGTGTCTAAGCCGAGCTCATCTAAAGAACGGGGTTGTTTCGCTTCCGTCTCTCCTGCTTCAGCAACTAGGTCTACAGGCGCGGGGGCCGGCTCCGGTTCGGGCTGAGCTACAGGTGGTGTGGTTACTGGTTCAGCGGACACAACAGGGTCCTCACCAGCGGGGGCAGAGTTTTCAATGGGTTCAGTCATGGCTCCTATATGCCGAGCGTACCCTATGGGCTCTCGGACTTGGTTTACCGGGTCTGGATTGTATCAAAGGTTTTAGGGTTTACAAGAGTTTCTTCTTGCTTTTACCCCGGAATCTGGTAGCAGAGCTGAGATGCTCTTTACCAGGGATTGGTGCTCCCGTCTCGTGGCTTATACCGTACTTACTTAGAGTCCGGTCATATTGAGTACGGGAGGTGACTACCCTATCGGGGCAATTAGGGGGTAGTTGGAAAATAGTGTGTCCCTCGCTCCAGCTATCTCGTAGTTTATTGACGCGGCACATTCCCTCTGCGTCATAGGTTTTGCGAGATTCGTCCCGGCCGCAACGGGAGCAGGTCGTGCTCGCTGGGACCTCGTCGTTCATGCGGACGTAGACCTCGTCGCGGTTCCCGCAGTCGGGGCAGATGTAGTCGTGGTGGGGCATTATTTAGTGGGTAAAGCTTTCAGGTGATCGCTGAATCGTTTCATACGTAGGGCAACGCCTGGACCGGGTTGCTTCATTATCTTAACTTTCTTTCCGTCCTTGAGTATAAAGTTCCCTTTCTTATCTTTTTCGTATTCACCCGACCAGTAGGGGATTTGCTCTAAGGATGAGTAGTACTCCTTGTGCATTCCTTTAGGTCCGGTTCCCTTAAGAAACTCTTCGCCGGCTTCTTTGAACTTACCTTGTTTTATGAAATTTCGCGTATTACGACTTCCAGCTAAACCTCCTCTAAAGTAACTATCGACTACGAATGCTTGTGTAACTGGATGAAGCCCCTCAAAGACTTTATCTCCTAAACCTTCTCTTGCTCTCTTCTCATGCTTAACTACATCCTTATCGAATCGGTCGTAGATAGCCTTGGTATTATTTAGCGCCTCTAATGACTTCTTACTTCCAGTCGCGCCTATACCACCAGTCCAGATACCTTTGCTATCCTTATACGGCTTTTCTCTATAGCCCTCATTAGATACCAACATATCATCGACTATAGCACGATAAGATATACCTTTAGTTATCTCTAAAAGTTCATTCGATAACTTTACACCTTGAACAAGACCTGCATTACGAACGCTTTGTTCGTAATTTTTTGCCCTATGTAAATTCTGTCGTTTACGTTTTTCATAGGGATCTTCTTCGATAGCCTTATCGATTTCAATTACCCTATCTATTACCGTAGGCTCAGGTTCTTGAGCGGACAATGAATAGACAGGCATTTAACGTAGAGTCTGAGGAGTTGCGGGCGGAGCCATACCAGCTTGAAGTGCGGCCATAATTTGGTTATCCGTCTCGCCTTCAGCGTTTACGCCAGGGACGGGCGCCTGTCCGGGTTGACCCTGCATTGCGGCCTGCTGTTGCATGACGAAAGTATTATGCTTATCGATTGCGCGGCGCAGTTCGCCGGGGCCGGCCTGCGGATTGGCCGTAGCCATAGCCTTCTCCAGAATCTTCGAGTAGTAAGCGATATACATCTCGTGCTGATCGTCGGCGTGAACCTCAATCTCTTGAGCCGCGCCCGTAATGTAGGCGATGTATCTGTCCTCGGGACCGGCCTCAATGTTAGGCATCTCGAGGAATAGGTCTACATCTTCGACGCCCATTGCTTTGCCCATTCGGCGGAGAGCCTCGCGGACCATGCGGGGCATCCCGCCTTGGAATACGTTAAGCGTATTCGTAATAGTCGTGAGCCAGTTGAAGTACGTGTCCACTTCGCCACGCTTGGACAAGTGGCCGAGCTCGACGGGGTCAACACGGAACGTAAAGGCGGCGGCCGTCTTCTCGGGAACAGCGATGACGCGGCTCAGGCCAGAGGGTAGAGGGACCTCGATAAAGTCGCCGTAGACGTCGCGCTGGAAGGCGTGAGCTTTTTGGGCCATCGTACCCCAGACCCGTGCAAGAATCTCGAGCCGGTCGCGGTTCCGCCGGTTAGACGCGGCCACGATTGAGCTCGCTTCTGTGGCTGACTTGCGGGGATTGGCTGGAACGCCACGGTCGATAGGACCCACCCCTGTAACATCATCGAATAACGATAAGTACGTATTAAGGGAAGCGATGTACTCACTAAGAACTGAGTCCTGTTCGACCGGGCGCATAGTTGCGTTGACGCCACGTTGGGCATCATCTACGTCTACACCTGCAAAGATTGTAGCTCCTGGGACTGACTCTTGGATTAGAGAAATCGTATCGTCACTAATAGCATTCTTATCGTAAAGAACTGTTTTATTCTTAGTAGTAATCTCGCGGTTAATCTGCACGAGCGTCTGGACAATCATCCGCATAAGCGGGATCCAGCTGAGCACCTCAGCGGGTGCGATATCCTCGTTGGGCGCGGGCTCAAGGAAGCTCGCTACCTCGAGGGGGCATTCGGCCAAGTCTTCCGTGATGACATACTCGCCAAGCTCTTCGCCGGACTCGTCCGCTAATGCAGAAAGAGGAATTCCGCCATCGGGCTCCTTAGTTGCGGCGCGGCCCATATTGACAAAGATAGACATGGGATAATCCCCCATCTTCTTATGCCCGAACTTGAAGCCTTCGTGGTAGACCTCGGTAACTGAGACAGTTGCCCAAAGGTCGGGCTCGTCACCACTAGGTAGCTTGGGTTTCCAGGCGTCGGGGAGATCGCCCCATTGAATATCGTAGCGATGCCACTTGAAGCGACGATGGTAAGGTTCATAGCCGCAATCCATTGCGCCGACGGCTAGGAAACTAAGCTTCTGATAATCGTACTTAGCCTTCTTATCAATGACAAGCTTCGTACCGAAGTGGGGGCTAAGGAGACCCTCGAAGGCAGTCCGACGCATAGCTTCCGTTAGTCCGCCATGTTTGACTTGCCAGGAGGTAATCTCGTTTTGGTCTGACGCCTGATTGGCGGCTCCTGGAATCATGGCCCTAACGTCGAAAGAGGGGACGCCGGGCGTGAGAGCAGTAACAATCTGACGAACACGTGAGAGGAAAAGGTTAGCAGTCGTCTGGGGCGGCCGCCAAGTAGTTACCTTGGTTGCCTCAACGTACTGCTCGTAAGGTAATCCCTGATCACCGAGAACGGCGGCCCGCGAACCCGCAGAAGGGTCGCGTCCCGTATAAATATCTGCAATGAGTTTGGCCGTGCCTTCGATTGGCTCCGCGAGCGCACCTTGAGCTCGAACGACCAGGTCGGCCAGATGGCTGGCCGCATCTTCGTGTATCTTATATGTCGCCATAATTAACTGGGCCAGGTTCCACCTGCAGATGGCCCTGTCCGCCACGGCACCCTAGCATAATCCACTCCCGATTGCAAGTCTTTTGTCCCGGGTACATTACCTTTTCGGTCTATCGCAGTAGAAAGTAAAGCTAAAGCCGCAAGCAAGTCGTCTGTATCGCCTAGAGGGAATTCGGTTAGCCGCTTGATCAGGAGTGCTCGGCCCGGGAACTCGGGGAGGAGTTGGAGTGTGCCCTTGCGGAATGCAGTTTGAACCCCCTGAAGGCGGAAGGGTAACGATGTGTGCGGGATTTTATGTGGTCGGACTTTGACGCCGCCGAGCTTGCGGCGCTCCTCCATCCAAGGAACAATGATGCTCTGCGCGGCGGCTTTCTCTACCCAAACTGTTTGGAGGAGGGGATGCTCCTTGATGGCGATGTTCTCTATCCAGGCGGCGGCCGCGTCGGCGCCACCGCTTACCTCGTGCGCTCGGACAGGAAGGAAGATGTTGCGGTCCCGCTCGAACCCAGCGAAGCCGAGGACTGCGGCCGGAATGACGCGGACGATGAGGATGCCATTCTTGTCGCCCTCGTTCCCTGTGACTCGGCCGACCGGATCCCAAAGCAAAACTTCTGGCCCAGCCGGTAGGGCGGATAGAGTGAGATCGCCGGACGTGCTGGCCCGGATCATGTCGTCATCGAAGAGCGCTTCTTCGGCAGGGATAGGGGCGCAGAGATATTGGGCCGCGAAGAACTGGCGCGATACACTAGATGCTATGCGGTCGGCCTCTTCTGCTGTGAGGAAGCTGGGACAAAGGACACCCCCGTCTTTCCCATCATAAAGCCCGAAGCGAAACTGAGTCCAGCCCGCGTGCTCGCCGAGGTAGTGCGTAACATCGTGGAAGGCCCACGGGGTTCCGATATGGTCAATGGGCGAGCTCGGTGAATGCATGAGCGGCTCCAACTGCTGGATGAACTCGATAGTCTGCTGGCGGCGAGCGAACGTGCGCGAGTTCTGCTCGTTGGCCGGGTCGTCGATTGTGGCCCGAGTCGGGTGGTTACCCGCCAAGTTCGAGCTGACCGAAGAGGCGAAGACGGAGGGCTCGCGCCCACGGCCGGCTCTGCCCTCGATGTTGAACGCCTCGGTGGGGCCGGAGCGCTTGCCCCCCGGTGTTCGGACTGGCGCGACCCACGGGAACGCCTCCCTGAACGAAATGAATATGCCGGGCAGGAGCTCGAGCTCGCCATCGAGTCGGTCGCGAATTTCGCCTACTAGCTTCTTGGCCAAATCGAGGCCGGCGCATCCGAGCAAGATCCGCTCGCTGGGGTCGCGGAAGAGGGCATGGGCGTTCTTGATGACGCTGATGACGGTCGATTTTGCGTGGCCCCGAGGAACGACCGTGCTAGTGCGCGGGGCGGACAGCGTATGCTCGAGCATGGCGCGATGGAAGGGGCCGAATACCTTGCGGCCGGTCGCATCCCCGTTATAGCCGATGGCCTCGCCGAAAGCGAGCGGGTCATCCCAGAGGCGTTGGACGGCATCGGACAGCTCGGCGGAGCGGTCGATTTCCTTGTCGTCTATCTTAGACACGTCTGGAGTATAACAAATTGCGGTGGCCTGGGGGAGGGGGACAGGCGCCTGGGGGTAGGCCACCCCCGTTTGGGGTGAGCCGATTTTTTTCGCGGGAAAATTTTCTTTCCGCGCCCCCTTGTTTTGAGAGTGCGCGGTGCTATACTTTGTATTCCGGCCCACGGGCCATAACCTAAAATAAAACTAGACTCATGATTGTTACTGAACACGGACTCCAGGCTGAAACCTGGAGCGAACTAGATAGGCTCGCCTATCGCCATGCCTATACGCTTAACGGCGGCCGGGCGAAACCGATGCGCCCGGAAGATATCCAGGACGTAGTACAAGCTTCAATTTTGCGCATAATCGAACGCGCCGAAAAGGGCAAAATCGATTTGGAAAATCTTGGTCACCGCCAAGCATTGACATACAAAGTCGTACGCGGCAAAGTCGCGGATTTAATGAAATCCCACACTTGGTCAAAATCCAACAATTTTACGGCATTCGCGCCGCAAGATGGCTGGGAAACTGTCGACGAATGCGATATTCAGAATTTCGAACTCGAGAAAGTAGAATACCGTACTCCTGCTGATATTGTCGCTGATAGGGACTACTATCTGAACCGC